CGAGCATCTTTCAGATCATCTAGGAATTTTTGGGAGATGTTCTGGGTGTGCTTTCTTGTGACGTCACCTGCTTGAAATAAGAAGTCCGTATTGGACTGTGTGAGGTCTGTAATATTCTCTTTTGTAGACTTTAATAACATTAGCTGTCCTTAGAAATAAAAAGGACCGCACCAGACACAAAGTAAGGAGAGCAAAACCCATGTATCTAGTGCGGTCCAATTAAGAACCTAAGTTCTATTCGGTATTATTAAGTAAGAGCGTTAATCTGTACGCTATCACCGAAGTTCATATGCTTGACGGACATCTCGCCGACGACAAAATGCTTGTCTGAGTCACCGTCCTTGGCAAGAAGTGTTCGTGTGAACGGACGAAGTGTACATGTCTTAAACATCGACGGATCGATCAATAGGGCATGTGTTGCTTCTAGGTGTCTGTTCAAAACCACACGGTATTCACCGTATGGAGAGACGTACAAATCAATGGCATTAACCAATGTTTTGCCTTGAGCAATCTCACGGTTACGTCCAGAACTTGCTGAGAACCCTGCTACGATTTGAGCATCTGCAGGTTTGATCATGAAAGTATCTACGTCTGAGCCGTTGTTGTATGCAGTTTGACCTGCAGACAATAGCATTGCCTCAGTCAGAGCCGCTGAACCACCTGCCTCTACAGTAGAGATCTGGTCGATTACAGAAGCCGATTTACGCGCTGTAGAAGCGTCCCCTGCAACTGCGGCTTGGTCTGCACCCACAAGCATAAATTCTGCATCTCTCTTGATGGCTTTTAGTGCTTTGCCCAACTGATGGGCTGTTTCTTTCGCACGACCATATGTGGCTACAGCGTCACTCGTTGCTGAAACTTGAAATGCTTTCGTGAGGATTTGTGTATTATTCGTCCTCTCTACCGCATTCGCAAGCGTCGCCATTGACGCAGAGGCGCCCTCCACGGCGGCGTTTACTCCTGCCGCATCTAAAGCGTCTTCTAACCATGAGAATGTCCTAGCTGAGATTTTCTCATCTTTGAACATGGTCATCGCAGGTGTATCGAAGGGAGTAATATCTGTTATGATATCTGCAACCGATTCCTTCTTTCCGACCTGATCATATGTAGTATAAGTCGTCATAATTGTTTCCTTTCAATGACTTACGTCATTAAACTAAAGTTAAGATTGAAGTGGAAAGACTAGGTTTCCCAACGTGCCATAAGGGCATCTGCAATGTCATCCATGCCACCGCCATACTTAGGATTATCTCGAAGTTTTTGCTGTGCCTTTTGAGCATTAGCCTTCTTAATCTGAGTTTTGGTGGGTGGGGATTTCTTAGAACTCAAAACTTTGGTCTTCTTTGTCTTTTTGATCACTTTTGCTTTTGCCTTCTTTGATTGGGCCGTTGCTTTAGATTCATCATAAAGACGCGCCTTGTTAATCAGCATGATCACATTTGGATCTGTGTACTGATCGACTTCGTGTTGAGGTAGACCGTTCTTGACTGCATACGTCCTGATGTCGTTGTACATGTCGTTGCCCCAGTCTGGCATTGTGTCCTCGAGCACACGAATACAATCTTTCGCGGCTGCTTGAACTGCAGACTGACGCTTCGCTTGCATATCATTCAGCAAGGCGTTGCTTTCTTCTTCGAGGAACTTTACATCCTCTTCGGCCTGTTTCGCGTCCTGTCTCAGTTGGGCAAATGTCTCACTGTCCATCTGTGTTTGAGCGATCATCATGTCCATATCGGAATATGGCTTCAATCGTTCTTTGGCGCGATCTAAGAGTTTATGGTATGACGCTGTAGTCCTCGCAAAGTCTTCTTCTGCGATTTTACGTTGGTCGGCTAAGTCTTGAGACTTTCGGGTGAGAGATGCTTCCTGCCCTGCCAGTCGTTTCAGATCCTTTACAGATACCTGTTGAGTCTCACCGTTAACTTTGACTTCGACGATTGTATCGTCCGAGGCGACTTTCACTTCTTCAGTGTCTTCGTCTTCCTCTTCGTCCTCGTCGTCGACTTCTTCGTCTTCGGCTACATCTTCCTCTTCGTCAGGGTCTGCTTCATAATCCTCGACTTCTTCGAGATCGTCTGCTTCCTCAGTTTCAACTTCTTCTACGTCTGTCTCAGCGACGTCTTCAGTTGTTGCCTCCACTTCTTCGTCTTCAGATGGCTTTTCAGCGTCTTCCCAACGATTTAGGATGGCGTCAGCCGCGTCACTGAGATCCAGTGCGCGAGGTTCAGATTCGGTCTTTTGCACGTCTGACATGGTGCTATTCGTCCTCTTCTTGGCTAGTGTCGCCTTGTTCTTTAATGCTATCTCGCACCGCGACCTTATGTTTAAAATGGTTCACCACGTCGACTAATGCTCGATAATGGCGATAGGTTTCCTCACGTTTTTCAGTCTCGTGAGGCTCAGTGTTGACAAAGACTTTGAATGCCTCGTCAACAAGTTCATTAATAGTGACGTTGAAAGTCGAGGATCCTAAGATTTGCTCGGCATCATCGCCCTGTTTAATCATTTGCTCTTCTTGTGTAGTCATGGTTTTCCTATCCGTTAGGGCTTGCTATGGCTCGGACGTCTTCAGCATTTCTAGCGATCTCGAGTTCTTCGAGGTTCACCATTTCTTTATGCTGTTGTTGGCTCTCTTGGAGATCCATCTTGTCCGACTTAAGGGCGTAATCTTGCTCGGCCTTGAGTTTATCAAGTTCGAGTTTCATACGACCAATCTCTGCTTCATAGGCTGCTTTCTGTTCTGCAACCTGAGTTTGACGATCAGAAATCTCCAGTTGCTTCTGCGCCATTTGCATTTGCATCTGTTGATTTGGATCTGGTTGTGGTGGTGGGATCATCTTCGGATCTTTCAAGAAGTCAGCTACGTTCTTGATCCCAGACATATCGAGGATCTTAGCAAGCATCTGATGCTTCTGTTCTGGTCCGTACATGCCGCCTAAACTTGGGTCCGAAGAGAACAGTTGATGAAACGCCAGATACTTTTGGATCTGTGTTTCCTGTTCACCGTAACCAAGGTTGAACTCAACCATCACGTCACGTTTGTCTGACCAATCTGCAGGTGTGACACTCACATAGGTTCCTGCTAACTCTACGATCTTCTCTTCTGTCTCATTCTCTACGCAGATCTGGTAGACTTTAAGAAAGAGAGGTTTCAAGAAGTTGTTGGCGAAGTTTCGAGCAATGATCTTTTGCCGTTGTTGGCTCATGCTTGCTAGTTGTTCGACCATTGCGGCTGAGTTTTGGTGACTGATGGCATCCTTGTTTAAGCCTCTGGAAAGACGAGAAACACCACTTGTATCCTCTTTGTCTTGGTCCAACATGCTTATCGTTTGGAAAACAAATGGATTGAGGCTTGCTTGTGGCATCGGGTTGATTGCGTCGGGCCTAGTCACATTGACAATGCCGCCAACGCGATTGTCGATGAGTTCGCGTGGGTTAGTCAAACCACCTTTGACCACTGTGTATCTAGGGTTGTTTGTTACCATAGCATGGTCGAGGATGGAGCGTGTTAGAACTGTACGCGCATTCTGTATCGCAACTAGTTTGTCAGCAAAGTTATTGCCGTGAAAAGCATGTGGAATAGGCAAAGGCACGAAAGCCACGAATGGCAATCTTGAAACCTCTTCGCACTCCAACAAAGTACCGCCAGATTTGACTATACGATAAAGAGAACACATCCCCTCTCCGTACTTATCGAGTTCCATGAAAGCCTCGACGACTGTCACCTGTCTGGACATCTTTTGGTTACTGTTTGCACTGAATCCTCGGTCTGCGCCGATCTCGTTAAAACGCGATAAGATCTCTGGATCATTGTCGAAGTCATTGTCTTCGTCGTTGATGTCCATGACTACGTCTTCGTCATATCCCATCTCGATTAGGTCAGAGAGTGACTTCTTGGTTCTGTGTGCCAGAAACATGGCGCTATCTAATGATTTACACTGGGGTTCAATGAGGAACTCTTCGGGTGCAACGGCTTCTATCTTGACCTGTGAAGTGTCTCTGTAAATCCGTAGTTGACCACTGTTTAATCCATATTCTTCGTCTGTCTCGATTTGTTCGATCTCAGTCATCTCGTCTGCAAGACGCATGTCGAGTTCTTCTTCTGTAAGATCCTCGATGTCTTCTAGGTGACTGTCAGTCTTTTGCTCCCAGTAGACTTTACACAGTCCGGCTCTGGCAATCAGACCATCGTGAATCACGGTTTGCATCGTTTCGAAAAGATTGTTTTGTCGGTGAAGGACGTAATCTGTGTACTCAGTAGCTAAATCAGCCATCTGTACGTCATCGACATTTTGAGGTGTGAAGCGAAGAGTTTTGTTACCTGTGCTAAAAGTCTCAAGTAGTGCAGCCTTCATTGACTCGACGGCATCGTAGACGTCCTGACTGACATACTTTGAGTTACCGTCATGTGCAGGTTTAGGTAGATGGGCTGAGTAGTAGTCCATAACCTTTTGGCGTTCCTTAGACAGTTCACTGTCGTAGTAGCCTATTGATCGTCTCAAGTTCTGATCGACTAATGAGAGGATCTTCTCGTCATCAAGTTTTTGTAATTCTTCTGATTTCATATCTAAACCATCTCAATGTAAAATTCATCGACTGCATCTATTGGTGTCCACACACCTTCGTGAATGTGATTGGCGAGTGCTAAACTCATCACACAGTCGTCATAGCATCCAGATTCAGCCTCCATTCCACCGCTATTGTTGACGATGTATGTGAGCATTTCTCGGATAGTGACCTTGTCGTTAAGTTCGATTGTTCCATCCCTAGACGCTGCTCGAAGTTCATCGATGACCAGTGGTTTAGTTTTGGAGGTGGTTGTGAAACCGAGTTTTACGGTCTCTTTATCTGTAAGTTTATCAATTTGGATCTCGGTGTAGAAGTTTGGATAAGCCATGTCCTTACCGAGCCTTGTGCAGGTCAGTATGCCGTGGCTGTTGTTCTCTACGATTATGAGAGCCTCGTTGAAGAACTCACCGAGAGCAAAAAGAACTGTTGCAAAGTAGTCAGGATGTACTCTGGCTCGATATGTGGCTACTTGCCTTTTCTTCGAGTCCAAGACTTGCGCGACAGACCAGTCGCCACCAGACACACCCATCGCAACATCTGCGCCAATAGTGTATCTCTCTCCGGCATCATGTTTCTTGTAGAGTGATAGTTCACCTCGAGGGTTTTCTAGCCACTCATCGCCTTCGAGCGCCAATCTATTGATAGGATCTGGAGCATCGTCGAGAGCCTCTTGTAAGGTCTCTGGGCTAAACACTGGTCTACCAGTTGTAAGGAAGGCTTCGTCAGCCTCGATAGGATACTCTTGTCTGAATAGATCAATTCCGTTCTGAGCGATCTTACGTCGTCTAAACATGAGTTGCTCATCATCGAGTCCATACTTCTCAACTAGTTCTTCCTCTTCTGGTGTCTGTTCGAAGTTCTCAGGAACTGGTTCCCGATAGTCGGGGTCCAAATGCCAAGGGATGAACACAGGGATGTATCCGTTAGTTCCCTCGACGGCTCCTCGCCACAAGTCATAGAAAACACCACTAACACCGTTAGCCGTGCTCTCTACAAAGATCGCAGTTCCCTTTTTGTTAGGGACCGCTTGTGTGAGGCCGTTCCAGTTCTCTAGCGCCGTGGACTTAGACCAGAACGCTATTTCAGAAGCATGAACATGGGTTAAAGTTTCACCTCGACCAATACTTTCACCACCTGCCGTAGCCACGACATAAGAACTGTCTAAGACGTCAAATGTAAGTTCACGGCGAGATGAGTATTTAGTGTGAGGCTTGAGTAACTCAGGACAGTTCTCATGATACCTCTTCGTCATATCAAACAAGGCTCGAGTACTGTCAGAATGGTGAGTAATCACCAGTGCCTTACAAGCCTTCCGTTGAGACACATTGTGGTAGAGATAACCACCGCAATAGGTGCTAAGACCTTGCTGCCTCGCCTTAAGGATTATGATACGAACTTTGCCCTCAGACTCTAACTGTTTGTCCACTGCATCTTGAAGTAACTTCTGTGCAGGTTTGAGATTGAGAGACTGTATGTCTCCGTCTTTAGTTCTAATCTTTAGGGCTGATTTTGCGTAGAAATCGAAGTCATCAAATAGTCGTTGTCTGACTGCTTTAAGTTTCTTGTTCATCTTGCTCTTCTTCTTCATCGCTGTCTAACAGCGACTCCAAGAAGGCTTCGGCCTTACCGATTGTGACTTCGCTCTTAGCGGCAGGTTTTGTCTTAGTGAAATCCAAGACCATTCGAGCCGCTGTAAGGCGGTCTCTATTCTGTGCAGGTTCGCGCATTATCTCGACGGCTGTCTTCAATGCTTCGACTGCATACTCGTCGTCGATATCGTTTTCTTTAACCATTATCGCAACAATCCTTTCAGCATCTGCTTTTGCTTGTTTTCTGATCGGCTTGATCATTTCTGCAGTGTAACCGTCGGGAGTTCCTCTTGGACGTCCTGCATTTTTCTTAGGCTTTGTTGACCATTGCTTTCTCAATGCTCGGCCTTCTGGTGTAGACATAAGTTTGGAGAAGTAGTTCTGACTTCCCTTTCGTATCATGTTTGGGTTCTTTAGTTCCTTCTCGGGTGCTTTCTTCCGAGGGTTCTTTGGTGCGCCCATATAAGTCTCCTTATGTAGAAAAGGCCCCGAAGGGCCTCTCTTAAGCGGTTAGGATGCCGTTTGGCATGACCTCTTCATCAGGTTCCTCGAGTCCGAGGGCTGCTAACATTCCCATGCCCATAGTAACGGCTAGGATTGTAGCAAGTGGATGTGAGTAAAACTGAATTGTACTGTTTGCCTTTTTAAACTCATCTCTAATTAATTTAGAATTTAGAGGCATGAGATCTTTGGCTAACTTTGGATTCATCATGTACAACCACATTGGGTCTACTGACAATTCTGCACCTGACTCCATGTACCTTTTAAACTTTCTAGCATCACGGTCTGAAGCCTTAATCGCTTTAGTGTATGCGTTGTATTGAGCAGTACTTGTAGCACTTTCACGATCTTGCTTAAGTTCGTTTAGGTGTTCTATGTAAGTGTGATAGGGACGAACTCTAGTCTTAATATCAGGATTACTTTGAACGTAAGTATCTGCAGACTCTTGTACGGAAATAATCTCGGCTATCAGTGGATTATCATAAGGATCTGCACCTTTTGCTTCAATAATCGGACGTAAGGCTGAATTAATGTAAGAGTTCTTAGAACCAATGCTCTCGAATTTATTAGACATAGGGTTGCTTATATACTCAGGCTGTCCTCTCTTACTTACACCATCAATATTACCCAAAGTTATGCCGTGAGCCATCTCGTGAAGTAATGTGCGAAGTGCATCAAGAGGAGTTCTCTTTTCGCCTTTGTAAGTACCTCCGGCTTTAATAGCAAAAGCCGTACCTGCAAAACCTTCACCGAGTGCATCGGGTCTGAAAACACCACGAGCGTTTCCTCTGCCAGTTTCTTTCGTTCGAGCATAT